AAATAATTGCTAATTGTACAATCTATCTAAAAGAGGACGGATCTTTCGTTCAATTATGTAACTGCAAATACGGCAGTGAACATTGTAAAAAAAGATAATACGATATAATAAATCATGGATTATTTAGATAACATGCATATCCCGTTTCCTCATCAACAACAGATAGGAGAATCAAACATCGACTATAAAAGATTTGTATATTATAAAGATTTAGGAGCAAAAAGATCTCTTAAAAAGGTTTCGGAGTTCTTCGGAGTTACGGATAGAAGAATAGAACAGATCTCATCTAAAAATCATTGGGTTGATCGTATTCATGCAATTAATAAAGTAGAGAATGAACAGATCATAAGTACAGTTTTATCCTATGTTGGAGAAACCGCTAGAGATTTAGCAGAAGAGATAAAACCTGTAATTTTTAATATAATCTCCGAAATATCCGAAAAGGATCTAAGACAGATGAATCCTACTGAGTTGAAAGGTTTACTTGACGTTTGTTATAAAATAATAGCACAGATCTATGGAATTGGATCTCCACAGGTACAAGTTACCAACGTGGAATATCCTCAGATCAACTTTAAATGGGATTGGGAACAGGATGGCGATACGGACTATTGAGGCAACTCCTCCTGATCTACACGTAGGTCAGATCGATGTAATTAAATCGTTAGATGAGAATAGATATACAATAGTTTGTGCTGGACGTAGATGGGGTAAATCAACTCTTTCTCTTGTAAGCTCCGTAGATCAAGCATTAAAAGGATTAAAAGTATGGTTGATCTTTCCTGTATATCCTCAATCTTTAGAAGCTTGGTTGAATCTAAAATCTTTGATAAGACAGTTACCGGAAGAATATGCAGAAATAAGAGAAGTAGAAAAGAGAATTGTATTACAGAACGGTGGATCTATACAAATAAAATCAGCTAATAAACCTGAATCATTAAGAGGTGCTGGTGGTATCTCATTAGTGATCTTTGATGAGGCAGCTTACATGGATCAAGAGACATGGCATACAGTTCGTCCAATACTTGCAGATAGTTTTGGTAAAGCATTATTTATCTCTACTCCTAATTCAGTAAATTGGTTTTTTGATCTATTTGAATCTGCTAAAAGAAGAAAAGATTGGAAAGTATTTCATTTTCAAACGTCTGATAATCCACGTATTAATCCTGAAGAGTTAGTTCAAGCTCGTGAAGAACTAGGATCACTTGTTTACGCACAAGAGTTCTTAGCAGAGTTCACAGAAGTTGGAAACATGTTCAAAAGAGAATGGTTTAAGTATTATGAAGAAACTAAGAACGGATATTTAGTAGATGGTAAATTGTACAACAAAGAAGATTTATCAATATATGCAACTATGGATACTGCATTATCAGTAAAAGAAACTGCAGATTACTCAGTAATCATGGTTGTTGGTACTACTGAGGATGGTAAATTATTAGTTCTTGATGTATTTAGAAAAAGACTAGAAGCTCCCGAGTTACTTCCTGTTATTGAAAAAACTATAAATGATTGGAATGTAGCATGGTTTGGAGTAGAAGATTCGTCATTCGGATTAGGTATCATTCAAATGGCTAGACGACAGGGATTACCAATAAGAAATCTAAAAGCAGATAAATCTAAAACAGCAAGAGCAGTTCCTGCTGCAGCTGGAGTTGAAAATGGTACGATTTACTTTTTGAAAAATGCAGATTGGTTGATAGAATTTGAAAAGGAATTAGTTAGTTTTCCGTCTGGTACACATGACGATCAGATCGATGCATTAGCTTATGCTGCAAGACATGGGATAGTGAGAAAGACAAAGTGGGAAGTAACCTAAATGGGTTTGACAGATAATATAAGAGATTTTTTTAGACAACAGGGAGATCAACAAACAAAAGGATATGGAAATTTTCCTAATAATCAAGTAGTTTTTCCATTCAATAGTGATATAGGTTTCTTTAGTGGAGTCGATCAAGTAAGTCCGGAGGGTAACTCTGCAGCTCTTGCTTGTCTTAATGTTTTAGGTACTGCTTTCTCTGAAGCTCCTATTGAAGTATATGAGATGTCTGATGATGGGGAACAGATGATAATTAATCATCCTGCTACTCAGTTACTTAGAAAACCTAGTCCGTATATGTCAGGTAACCTACTTAATCAATACATTATTACTTCTATGAGTGTTGCTGGAGATGCATTTATATTAAAACTTCGTAATGAAGCTGGTGGGGTTGTTCAGTTGTATCCTTTGATTCCGGATCAAGTTGATGTAAAAGGAACAAGAGAAGAACTCATTACACATTACGAATATAAACAAAAAGGACAGAACTTACATATTCCTCGTGAAGATATGATCCATATTAGAGAAAAGATAGATCCTAGAAATCACAGAAGAGGTTTATCTCCATTACGATCAGTAATGGTTGAGATACTAGGAGATGCAGCAGCATCACAGATGGCATCTGCTCTTGTAAAGAATATGGGTGTTCCGGGCGTAGTTATATCTCCTAAGAATGATCTATCTATGACGAAAGAAGAATCAGAGAATATAGCAGAAGTATTTGGAAGAAGATTTGGAGGAGAGAATAGAGGTCGTCCATTAGTTATATCCGGTGGAGAAGTTGATATTCAAACTCTTTCTTTTTCTCCGAAAGATTTAGAGATAGGAAAACTAAGACACGTAAACGAAGAAAGAATATCTGCTGTTTTAGGTGTTCCATCGATTCTTGCAGGTCTCGGATCAGGTCTTTCATCAAGTACTTATAATAACGTTTCAGAACTTAGAAACTTCTTCACAGAACAAAAACTTATACCTATGTGGAAGAATGTTGCAGCAGATTTTACGAATCAATTATTACTAGAAGATTTTACAGATGACGAGGGTTTTGTTATGAAGTATGATCTATCGGACGTAAGAGCTTTACAATCTGATGAACAAATGGAAATGGATAAGATTGTTAAAGGTTTACAAGCAGGTTTTATTACAGTAGCAGAGGCAAGAAAAGCAACAGGTTTCAATGCTGATGATCCTAGTATGGATGTTTATCTCAGAGGTATTCAACAAGTAGAAGTGCCAACAGACGGCTCAGATGTAAGAGTATTCACAGGTCAAACAGCAACAGGTAATCCTGATTTCGATCGGTTAATGGAAGATAGTAAGTCTAAAAAAAAAGACGAAGATGAGTTTGACGATACATTCGTAATCTTAGAAGATGGAGAGAGAGTTCATATCTCTTGGGTTGAAGCTAAGACAATTAAAAAAGAAGATGGAAAGTATTGTGTTTACTCAAAGAACGGTAAAAGAAAGTTTGGTTGTTACTCTACAAGAAAAGAAGCTGAACGAAGATTAAGACAGATAGAACGATATAAAGCAATCTTTGGAGATCTTAAAGTAGGAGATTCAGTTTCATGGAGTATAAACAAAGATCCTGATCCTCCATCAACAATTCACGGTGTAATAGAATCACTTAATCAAAATGAAGAAACTGCAAACGTAAGAGTATGGGCTATCTTAGAAGATGGATCACACGAAAGAACAGATCGATCAGTAACAGTAGAAGTATCTAAGTTACAAGTAATAAAACCAATAGATCAAGAAGAAAAGAAACTTTCCAATCGTGTAGAGAAAGCATTAAAAAAGAAAGTAGAAGATCATAACTCAGACAATCCAAAATATAGAGCAACGATTGGTATGTTAAGAAAGGTTTTTGAAAGAGGAGTAGGTGCTTACAGAACTAATCCCGGCTCGGTTAGAGGTAATGTAACGTCGGCTGATCAATGGGCAATGGCACGCGTGAATGCGTTCTTGAAAGCATTAAAGACAGGTAAGTTTCCTAGATCTCCATTCGATACAGATTTACTTCCTGATAATCATCCAAACGCAAGTGATGAGAAGTATGGAAAACCAAAGAAACCTAAGAAACCAAAAAAGAAACCTAAGAAGAAACCAAAGTACACAAAACAGATAGATCAAGTTCCTGATTACATACAAAGGAATGCACAAAGAGGATTAGATAATTTAGAGTTTGCAGGAGACGGATTACAAGACGCAACAATATCTGCAGCTAGAAGAATGGCAAATGGAGAAATATCTGAAAGAAAAGTTCGCTTGATGTCTGCATGGTTTCAACGACATGAATCAGATTTAGATTCACAAGCAGCGGATGACTTCTTATCAGGAGAGGGAGACATGACAGGCGGTCAGGTGGCATGGTTATTGTGGGGCGGAGACATATCAAAAGAGAACAGAATGAGAGCACAAGAATGGGCTCAAAGACAAGTAGATAAATTAGAAGCTGAGAAAGATCTAAGTTTCGAGTTTTATGGATGGCAAGATCCAACAGTAAAGTTTCTAGGTTTACCAAACATAAAGAAGATAGAAACAGAAGAAGAAAAACAAATGTATTGGAAAGAAATAGACAATCTTAGACGTAGGTGGGAACAAACATTAGAAACTCTATATGCAAAAGAACTAAACAGACAGAAGAGAGAGATTGCAAAAGAAATAAGAAAGAGTTCTGATCTTAACAACATGGAATCAAGAATTGAAAAAGTAATAGATAGTACAAATTTTGAAAGACAGTTTTTACCATTGTATTACTCTTTGAGTGATGATTTCTCTGTAAGAACTTACGATAGTCTGTTTCCAAAGAAAGAAGAAAGAAAGGCAGCTGATCCTGTTGATCTAGGTGTCTCAATAGATGAAGAAGAGACAGTAAGAACAGTATTTACTACATTAGGAACATTGTTGCCAACACAAGGCAGAACAATAAACAATATTATAGCAGAGGGTTTTTATAGACGACAAAGAGAAGTACCTCCTGCTGTTGGCTCTTTATTTCAAGATGGACAAGCAGCAGGATTCTTACAAGATAATGCAAAGTCTGTAATGAAAGATCTAAACAATACTACAAAGAGAAGAATATCAACTATCGTTGAAAAAAGTTTGAAAGAATTAGAGGATCTAGGAATAGTCAATCCTGTTGCAGGCACAGCTCAGGGAGATAAGTTCTTTGATAATTTAGCAAGAAAGATAAATGTTGAGTTAGGTGGACAATCTCTTAAAAGATCAAGAACAATAGCAAGAACAGAAGTTTTGAAAGCTAGTAGTTGGTCTCAACAAAGAGCAGCTAAATCAACAGGTAAAGTATTAGAAAAAGAATGGGTTTCACAAAGAGATGGAATTGTGAGGGAATCACATTTTGAATTAGACAATCAAAGAGTTCCGGCTGATAGTTTTTATCTGTATAATGGAATCAAGTTAGACTTTCCGGGCGATCCAAAAGCTCCGGCTGGTCTTGTAGTAAATTGTAGATGCACAGAGGCATTTGTAGAGGTAATAGATGAATAATGAAATGAAGAAACCAAAAGACTTGGTTTACAAGAAATCTCCTATTGAATTAAAAGAGGATGGAGATAAAAGATACTTAGAAGCTGTTTTTTCTTTATTTGATACAATCGATTCGGATAATGATATAACAAAAGCAGGAGCTCTAAAGTCCGGATATGGAGGGAACAAAGTACCTTTAGTTTGGAATCACGAATGGAGTAAGGTTATTGGTCGAGGTGTCATTGAGTCAGATAATCAAAAAGCAGTATTTAAAGGATATTTTTTAGACACACAAGCAGGTAAAGAAGCTTATGAAACAGTAAAACAGATGCAAGATATGCAACAGTTTTCATACGGTTTTCAAGTAATGGATTCAGATACATCAACTGCAGTAGATTCAAAGGGAGATGAAGTTCCTGTAAGAGTTCTCAAAGATGTAAAAGTATGGGAGGTTTCTCCTGTATTAGTTGGATCACAACAAAACTCTTTCGTACAAGCTCTTAAATCAGGTTTAGATTCAATGGATTCAGATCCAAACGAAGATGAAGAACAAATAGACGATGTAGATACAGAGTTTGAAGAAGTAAAAGAACACAAACGTCCATTAGGAGACGATCTATATACAACTATTGAAGAGGCAGAAAAAAGAGCAGAAGAATTAGGATGTTCAGGACATCACGAACACATGGTAGATGGAGAGACAGTATATATGCCATGTAAGAATATGGACGATTACACACGTTTAACAGGTCAAGAACATGAGTCAGAGGACGATACTTCTTTGACTTATAGAGATAAGGTTTCAAGTGAATCTGATGCAGGTATCGGAAAAACAGCCCAGCAGGGTATGAGACTTGAAGAGCATGCTATATCTTCTTTAGAGGAGATAAAAGCATTCATAGAGAGAATAGAAGATCTTGCACTTCTAAGAAACTCAGAAAAAAAGACATTGAGTTCAAAATCTACTGATCTTATTACTAAGTATCAAGAGGGATTGACTTCAATCTTTAATAGATTGGATGATGTCATCGAGACACACGGTTACGATCAGATTGACGATGATGAACTCTTTTTGGAAGTTCAAAAGAACATTTTTAACAACATAAAAGGAGACTAATAATGTCAAAGACATTAAAAGAACTTAGGAGCGAAAAGAACATTAAGTCTGATGAATTAATGGAAATTTTTGACTCCGTTGAAGAAATGTCCGAATTATCTTCCGATCAAAAAGAAGAGATCAAAAGAAGAAACAATGAACTAGCTGAACTTGGAGACTCAATCACAGAACTTCAATCATTAGAAGAAATTAAAGCTTCTAATAAAAAGGTAGAAGAGAAAGTTGCAAAAACTGCTCCTATCTATCAAGAAGAAGTGGAAGAAGCTCCTAAAACACTAGGACAACAATTCTTAGAATCACAAGCTTATAAGAGTTTTATGGATCATGGATTGAAAAATATTCCATTCGAGTCAAAAACAACTGTAACAACTTCTGTATGGGATAGAGATACAATCTATCAACAGGTTATTCCTGCAATAGAGCCAAATCCTAATCCAGCATTAGATCTTGTTGATTCAATAAATACAGATCAAACAACATACTACTTCTTACAAGAGGGTGCAACCAATAACGCTGCTGAAAAAGCAGAGGGTGCAGCTTCAGGAGAAGATGCATTCACATATACCGCAGTTACTGCACCTGTGAGAAAATTCATCACAACTTTGCCTATTACAGCTGAGTTACTTGAAGATCAAGCAGGAGCACAAGCATACTTCGATGGCAGACTTGCTAATCACGTTATGCAAAGATTAGAAAAACAATTCCTAATCGGCGGTGGTGTAGCACCTGAGATAAAAGGTCTTACACAACAAACAGGCATTAACACAATCACTTACACTGCTGGAGCATTTCCTGCAACTGCTGGTGGTAAGTTAAGAACTGTTTTGGATGGTATCAAAGATGTAGAGATCAATGGTAAATTAGCACCGGACGCAGTATTAATGAGTCCAGCAGCTTATAACGCATTGGTAGCACAAGTTGATGGAAACAACAACTTTATGCTAGGTGCATCAGCTTTAGCTGGTACTCCTACTATATGGGGTTTACCTGTAACTAAATCATCTCAGATCGGTGGAGCAGTATCTACAACAATCGATGTTGTCGTAGGTGCATTCGGTGGTGGCTTAGCAGCTAATCACGTATTTAGAAGAGGAATGGAAATTTCCATCTCTGATTCAAATGCTGATGGAGACTTTGCTAAAGATATACTTACAGTTAAAGCATCATTACGTTATGCATTAGCCGTGTATAAACCACAAGCATTCACAAGAATCAACGATATAGAATAAAATTATGGATAAGCAGAGTCATAGCTTCGTTATGAGTAATGAAATTATCGACTCTGCTTTACCACAAGAAAAGGAGAAAAACATGAAACTTATCGAAAAAGAAAACGACAAAGTTTGGAAAGATAACAAAACAGGTAAATTACAAAAAGGTAAAGAATGTCCATTTACTTCAGGAGTTCTTGTAGCAGGTATCGGAGATCCTGTTCCTGATATGCCAAAAGCTAAAAAACCTGAAACAAAAGCAGTAAAACCAAAAGAAAATAAATAATCTTTTGTGGTTTGACGAAATAATATTAGACGATTTAGACGAGGAATTAGATGAGTCATCAATACGTAGATAAAACTGAGTTAAAAACATTCTTAGGAATGTCCGGATCAGGACAAGATAATAACTTAGATTTTGCATTAGATGCAGCATCTGCTGCTATTGATGACTTCTGTGGTAGAGTTTTTTACGCTACCTCTTCTACTGAGGATCGTCATTATGATTGTGAGTTTACTGATTTTGCTTATGTTGATGATATAGCAACAACAACAGGCTTAGTTGTAAAAACTCTTAATGTTGATGGGACAGATCACGAAACATTGACACTTGGAACTGATTTTTATTTATATCCCCATAACGCAGATAAATTAGATCCAAAGATGCCATTCGATAAGATCGTTATGGCAATAAAGAATGGAGGTAAGATACTTCCTACCTCATATCCAAAAAGTTTAAAAGTTACTGCAAAATTTGGTTTTCCTGTACAAACAGGATCAGAAACAGTTCCAGCAGCGATTTTACAAGCAACACTCATTCAAGCATCTAGGTTTTTCCAAAGAAAGAATAGTCCGATGGGATTCTCAGGTAATCCGGAAACAGGCCAAGCTCCTGTAATATTTCTTTCTGAATTAGATCCTGATGTCCAAACTTTATGTAAAAAGTTTAAAAAATCTACCATAACTCTAGCTAGTGGAAGGCCTTATGTAGGCATAACACAGGTAAATAGGAACAGGGTTTATGGGGCATGAAACTAACAATTAATGGTGCTTTAGATCTAAGTAAATCCATAAATAGTCAAACTATCTTCAATAAGAGATCATTAGAATCTTTTAATAAATTAGGTAGAGACTTAAAAGACGAATCAAAGGACAGATTAAGACTTCCTCCGTCTCCTAGATCTAAATCATCAAAATCAACAGGTAAAACAAGAGATTCTATATTTGTAGCTAAATTAGGTAATACAAATAGACTTAGAATGAGTCAGGGTATCAAACTTGCATCAAGTTCTAAAACAGCACCGTTTATACATGGTAAACCTATTTTTAGAAGTTTTAAACCAATAAAAAGAACAAAACCATTCTTTCCTCCATATAAGAAAGGATCTTCATTAGCACAATGGGCAGCAAGAGGAACTCCAAAACTAAATGCTTTCTTAGTAGCTAGAGCAATATCTCAAAGAGGTTTGAAAATGAAACCATTCATTGGCGGTACGGTATTTGAAAATCAAGATAAAATAAAAAAGGAACTAGATGACATGATGGAAAATATAGCTAGAGATATAGCAAGGTCGGTTAAGTAATGGCTACTTTTACAAGTATTAGAGATGGATTGAAAACAAGACTAGAGACTATATCAAGTCTTACTGTATATGATATTGTTCCTGATTTTCTTGATCCTCCTGCGGTAATCATAGCTCCATTTAATACATTGAACTTTGATTCAACAATGCAACGTGGTAGTGATACTTATGAAATACCGGTAATTCTTTATATACAAAAAGTAGATGCACAATCTGCTCAAGATTCCTTAGACGCGTTTTTAGCAAGTTCAGGATCAGATAGTATAAAGGCAGCAATCGAGGGAGATATAACTTTGGGAGGTGCAGCAATGTCTGTTAGAGTAGTAAGTGCAACTGATTATGGAGAATATGAAGTGTCTCAGGGTACTTCTTTTCTCGGAGTAACATTTATAGTTGAGGTTATAGGATGAAAATAAAAATATTAATCGGAAGTAACTTTCCGGATGGAAAAGAAGAAAAGAGAGTAGAGGCAGGGGACGTTCTTGAAGTCGATGACAAAATCGCTAAAAGTTTGATAAAGAATAAAGCTGCAGTAAAATTTGATGATGATAAAAAATCTAAAAAAACTAAAAAAAGAGCTAGAAATGAAAATGGGAGTTTTAAAGCAGACGATCCTACAACTCCTGAAAACGAAGCTTGGGAGGTAACTGAATAATGCCAACATTTAATCATGGTAAAGATGCAGTTGTTCTTCTTGATAATACTAATTTGAGTACAACTCTTACGGATCTTTCTGTTTCACTTACAGCTGATGTAAGCGAAACAAGTACGTTTTCAAGTTCTTCTAAGAGCTACGTAAGTGGCTTAAAGGACGGAAATGCTACGGCGAGCGGTTACTTTGAAACAACAAGCCCCGACTCAGATGCAGAGTACTTAGCTCAATTAGGTGGATCGGGATCTGCTTTCTCAATTGCTCCGAGCGGATATACAAGAGGAAATCCTACTACATTAGGATCTGTTATTGAAACATCATACGACAGATCAGCGGATATAGCAGGAATAGTGGCTGTAGCCGTAGCTTTCCAATTTGATGCAGATACTTTTGATGGTAAAAGTTTAGTTGCTCCAGCAGCTTTTACTACTACTTCAACTGAAACCTCAGTTGATTTTGGAGCAGCAGGTACAAATGGAGGTGGAGCAGCTATTCACGTAACAGCGGCTAGTGGAACTTCTCCTACATTAGATGCCAAAATACAAACAAGTGCAGATAATGTTTCGTTTTCTGATTACATTACATTTAGTCAATTAACGACTGCAGGATCTGAATTTAAAACAAATACAAGTAATCCAGCAAGATACGCAAGAGCGGTACTAACAATAGGAGGATCTTCTCCTAGTTTTACTGTTGCGATCAGTTTTGGACATGGAAGATAAAGGAGAATAATGCCAACATTTACACACGGAAAGAATGCAGCATTCAAGTTCGATGATTCAGGTGGTACAATAAGAGATATATCAAATGTTCTTACAGATGTAGCAGTATCAAGAACAGCGGATGTTAGCGAGGTAAGCGCTTTCAGTAATTCTAGTAAAGCGTTCGTGAGTGGCTTAAAGGATGGCACAATAACATTAACAGGTACATTTGATGCAACTGTTAATGGTTATTTTACCGGTATTCTTGGATCTGAAGTCGATTTCGAGTTCTATCCAATAGGAACTACCGGAGGTAATCCAAAAGCTAGTGGAAAAGCAATATTGACTTCTTACGATAGAACTCCTGATATAGCAGGAGCCGTAGGATTCAGTGCAGCTTTTCAAATTACAGGCGACGTTACTGAGGGAACTGCTTAGAATATAGATTAACGATTAAAGGAGATCTATATGAAAAGATTAAAACTCGAAGATATATCTAATCCTCCTGCGTTAAAAACTCAGGAGGTAGAACTAGAACAATGGAATAAATCTGTTGTTGTTCAGGGATTGACTAAAGCAGATACTGTTGAAATAAACGAACTATCTGAAAATGAAGATGGTATAAGAGATGATGTTCTTTTTGAGAAGTATCTACTCTTAAAAGGATTAAAAGATCCTGAATTAGATTCATTAGAAGATGTTGAAAACTTCTACTCTAAAGCGACTCCACAAATAATCGATCAGATTCTTTTAGGTGTCTATAAGTGTATGGCATGGACAAAGGAGGATCAAGCTAATATAGCGGATCAATTTCGAGAAGAATGATGAAATCGCTTTTGAGTTCAGATTAGCTTTAGATCTAGGGATGACGGTAGATCAACTAAGAAAACAGATGTCCGTTAAGGAGTTTGAGTCTTGGAAGTTATACTATATAGATAAGAATAAAAAGGAAGCTAAAGCAATGACAGAAGCTCAAGCAAGAGGAAAGTTAGGGAGGAGATAAATGGCTAGTGCAACACTAGAGATGATCCTGAAACTTTCAGGAGTAGATAAAACTTCAAGAGGTCTTGATAAGGTTTCTAAATCCGCTAAAGACTTAGACGATACTGTAAATCATTCAACTAAATCTAATCAGAGATTCGGTCAAAGTATGTCCGGTCTCGGTAAAGTTGCAGTAGCAGGTGGTGCTATATTTGCAGGTAAAGTTCTTTTTGATTTCTCTAAACAAGCAGTAAATGCAGCAGTTGCAGCAGATGAGGCAGCAGCAGCTTTTGGAACTACATTTGGATCTGCAGCAGAAAGAGCTACACAATTCTTAGAGGGTTTTGCTAATAAAGCCGGTCTTACAGTAGGAGAGGCACAACAACTTCAAGCTACTTTAGGTGCAGTTGCACAGGGTATTGGTTTTACACAAGAAGAATCCGCAGATCTTTCTATTGAACTTACAAAAATAGCAGCAGACGTTGCATCTTTCTCAAACATCTCTGCAGGTGCAGAGCCTGTTCTTCAAGCATTTAGATCTGCTCTTGTCGGTGAGCGAGAAGCGCTTAAGACTTATGGTATCGCTATAACCGAAGCTGAGGTGCAAACAAAAGCTTTTGAACAAACAGGAAAACTTAATGCGGATCAACTTACACGACAAGAGAAAGCATTTGCTACATTAGCTCTTATACAACAGAAAGCAGGAGTTCAGATAGGAGATCTTGATAGAACTTTAGAATCTTTTGCAAACCAATCAAGAGCAGCAGGTGCAGAACTTAGAGAACTTAAAGAGGAGATAGGTACTGAACTTATTCCTGCATTACAAGAAATGTTGCCAGCTTTCAGAGAATTGGTAGAAGATGTTTCTCCTAGTGTTGTAAACGCTTTTACATTGATAGCAGAGGGAGTAACTAATCTCTTTTTAGCATTAGATCGTTTAGGAGATACAGATAAAGGTATAGTTCATTTAATACGTAACTTTTCACAGTTAGCAGATGAACAAAGAGAACTTAATGAAACACAAAGATTTCTCAATAGATTAACCACAGAGAAGATTGTTCAAGATGCATTACTTACAGGACAAACACAAAAACTTAGACAACAAACATTACTCCAAAGAGTAGAGTTTGAAAAAAATGCAGTTGTTCTAAAGAAACAAGCAATTCCATCTTTACAAAAATATTTAGAGTTTGTTCAGTTACTTAGAGGAGACGAAGAAGAATTAGCAGATTCAGAATCAGGACTACAAGACGCTAAAGATAGGGTTACTGAAGCTACAAGAAAAGAGGCATTAGCTACAGCGGAAGAAAGATTACAAAAGAAAGAATTACAAGCACAAATTCAAGAACTCTTATTTTTTCAACAAAAAGGAGTAAATGTTAGTGAAGAGTTAGCAGTAGCACAAGAGAAATTAAGACTTGTTGAATTTGAACTTACAAGAGAATCACAGGAACTACGAGACGCTAAAAAAGAAGTAGCAGACATAGAAGAACAGTTAACAGAAAGAGTTGATAGATCTACATCAAAATTAGACGAACAAGTAGAAACATATCTTAAATTAAATGAAAAAGTAGAGACATTCAAGTCTTTAGCAGCAGATGAAGAGTTTATGAAGATTGCTCAAAAATCGGGAGAGTCAAATGGGTTTTTAGCTATCGGTCTTGGATTGATGTCTAGTTTAGCTGAGATACAGGGATTAGATGCAAGAGCTAGAGAACTAAATGCAATGGCTGCAGCAGCTGAAAGATTAGCAAGAGCACCTATTGATGTTCCTAGAGTATCTGTTCCTACTCCTGATCAGTTTATTCCTAATTCTGCAACATCAATGGCAGATCAAGCTTTAAGAGATATTGCTAATAATATTGAAGTAAATGTACAAATAGGAGATGAATCACTTGAAGATATTATTGTTACTACATCTAAGAAAGCTGAAGATAAATCTGCATTCTTTTCAAGATTAGTAGCAGCTGGAGCTGAATAATGTCAGTAGCTTTTGATTCGGATGTAACATTAACTTGTGAGATAGCTTTTGATTCAGATCCTTTAGATTCTTCACAATCATACACAGATGTTTCATCTTTTTTACGTGGTTTCAAGACTACAAGAGGAAGAGCTTCAAACTTAACACAGTTCCAGCCCGGATCTGCAGTAATTCAATTAGATAATTCAGACAATAGGTTTTCTCCAAATCAAACAACACATTATTACGATTCAACAAATAATAGATCAAAAGTACAGCCATTGAAAAGGATCAGGATAAAAGCTGCATATTCAGGTACAACATATACAATATTTACAGGTTTTGTAGAAAGTTTTCCTGTTAGTTACGGTGGACAGGGTGCAGACTCAGTAACCAACATAAGAGCAGTAGATCTCTTTAAATTGTTAAATAATGCTAGTTTGGACTCTATTGGATGGAAACTAGGATCTTCTCTACTTGGACAAACTACAAGACTAGCATTCGGACAACAGCAAGAATTATCGTCTGTAAGAGTAGCTAATATTCTTAATTCTTTTGGATATACAGATCAGGCAATATCAACAGGTCAACTAGAGGTACAAACACAATCAACAACAGATACATTACTCGCTGCATTACAAGCAGTAGAAAGAGCAGAAAACGGTACATTTTTTATAGCAGCTAATGGTAACGCGACTTTTAGAGATAGAAACTTTCGATTAACTAATACCACAACTGCACAAGCAACATTCGGACAGGGATCAGGAGAACTTAATTATTCTGATATAGTATCATCCTTTGACGATACTAAGATCCGTAATACCATTCTTATGACAAGAACAGGTGGATCACAACAAACTGCAGTATCTGATGACTCAGTTCAAAGGTTTGGAACACATTCAAGATCAGAGACAGGAAGATTGAATATACAAGATTCAGACGTTTTATCAATAGCTAAACAAAAGGTAGTAGAAAATGATATACCTCAAACAACTGTAAGACAATTAAAGTTTCGTCCACAAACTAACACATCAATTTGGCCTAAAGCCTTAGGTTTAGATATTGGATCTTTTGTAGAAACAAAAGTTACAACTCCGTCAGGCACTATCGAAACCTATGAATTGTTTATAGAGAATATTATTCATAGTGTAGATTCAAAAACTAAAACGTGGACATGGCAAATCGGTTTATCTCCTGCGTCCACAGGTGCTTGGATTTTGGGAGTTTCAAAGTTGGGAATTGATACAAACATAAGTTATACTTAAAAAAATAAAGGAGAATTATGGCAGCAGGTGGATGGTTTGATTGGACTACCGGAGATCTTGTAACCGAATCAAGATTTCAAGACATACAAGACAGTTTAGTTTTTATATTTGCATCAGAAAGTGCAGCAAATAGTGCATTAACAAATAAAGTTGAAGGCACCGTGTTTTATGACACTACCGCAAATTTATTGAAGGCGTGGAGTGGAGCGGCGTGGATCTCCGCAGAAACAGGAGATATTGAGGGTGTAACTGCGGGTACAGGTTTAAGTGGTGGTGGAACAACAGGAACAGTAACGGTAAACTTTGATCCAAATTCACTTTCTGCTGGTACAGTAAACGTTGCAAATGATAGTATTACAATAATAGACGCTGATGATAGTGGTAATCCTAAAAAAGAAAGTATCGCTGATTTAGTAGCTGGTATTGCAGGTACAAACTTAACCGCGTCAAGTGGTCAGTTAAATGCTGCAAGTGGTGGAGCAAGTGTCGGTTTAATATTGGCATTAGGATAGAAAGGAAATAGATGGCTGAGACATATAAAAACGCAAGATTAGCAATAACAAATTCAGAACAAACAATATACACATGTTCTGCATCAGGTGCTATTGCAGTTTTAGTAAATCTTCGTGTAACAAATATTGACGGTGCAGCGGACGATACAGTTACAGTAGTTGTAAGAGATTCATCTGCATCAGCAGATACACAAATTGCAAGTACAATAACAGTTCCAGCAGACTCAACGATAGATATTGTCGGAGACGGTGCGAAAATGTTTTTAGAAAACGGAGATAGTGTCAAGATCACAGGAGGAGCAGCCTCAGGAGATCTTATAGCGTTCGCGAGTATTTTAGAAATAACGTAAGGAAAAAATATGCCTTACAAATACAGCGGTAACTTTCCGAATCAACAAGTTAAAAATTCAGGAATTTTTAATCCTAAAGATATAAACAATCTTAAATCCTATGGCGAGTGGGGTGGTAGTTTAGAACTTATTGAAGAACAAACAGTATCTAGTGTTAGTGCTATTGATTTTACTTCTATTCAAGAAAATAAATATGATGTGCACTATATGACTATAAATTCTTTCACAGGTAGCAATATGAATATAAGACTTAGATTTTATGAAAGTGGTGTATTAGAAACTGCTAATGTTTATCAACAAGCTCATCAATGGGGTGCAAGTAGTGGCACATTTTTAGAAATAACAGATACAGCAGATGGAGAAATAGAAGTAGCTAATACAACTTCAGATCCATCAAGTGCATATATATATTTTTATAATTTAGGAAATTCAAGCAAATTTAGTTTTACAAGTTCGCAAAGTTTCAATGATGATAGTGATGACAGTAGAGCAGTTTTCATGTATGGTGGTGGTGCTTTACCACAAGCAAGTTTAGTTGATGGTATTAGGGTTTTGCCATTATCAGGAACAATCACTTCAGCAACAGCAAAACTTTATGGAGTGAAAGAAATTTAGTATGAGTTCATTAAGGTTAATTGACGAAACAACTGCAACTTCTGTATCTTCAATTTCAATAACTGATGTTTTTAATTCTGATTACGATATTTACAAAGTAGTTGCAAAAAACATGGATAGTACAACAGAAGATTACTTATATTGGAGATTTATAAACGCAAGTGGCACTAAAGTAAGTTCATCTAGTTATGATTATGCAGCACATTATTTAAGGTCTTATAATACTTTTACAGAGCCAAAGGAAACTAGTTCGCCGGAGTTTGATAGATTTGCAGTACAAGATGACGAAAGTTCGGACGGCGGTGGTGTTGTTGCTTATGTATTTAATCCTTATTCTAGTTCTCGTTATAGTTTTTTAATAAACCAACATCAAGCACAGGGAAGTTTAGGTGCTATTGGATTAAAAGGAATTATGGTTTTAAAAGATACTTCAAGTATGACGGGTTTTTGTGTTTATACAAATACAGGTACTTTAGACTCTATTACTATACAGACTTTTGGATTGAGGGTAGAGTAATGGCAGGAAAACTTATACAAGTAGCAACAAATACAGTAACAAGTGCAGTAGCTAATGTTAGCTTAGTTGGGATTAATACCGATGATGTTTATATGGTTGCAGTAAGTAATTTAGTTCCAGCTACTGATGACGCTAGAACACAAGTTAGAACAACAACAAGTGGAACTGCAGATAGTGATAGTGAGTATGACTATGCTTATAAATATTTTAAAACATCTACAACTTATGGCAATTCTTCTGCAACAAATCAAACTAGGTGGGATTTACAAGAAATTGGAAATGCCACAGGAGAAGCTAATAATATGATTTTTTATCTTTATAGTTTCAATTCAAGTTCAAAATATAGTTTTTTCACAGTTGAACAAGCGTTTTTAACTAACGGTGCAGAGCTTAGGGGTTATCAGGGTGGCGGAGTGCATACTGTACAGGAAACAAATGACGGTATAAATTTTTCTTTTGATAGTGGCAACATTACAAGCGGCACGTTCACAATGTATAAGGTGGTTTAATTATGGTAACTAGACAAGAATTTGGATACACAGGTAACGCACCAACACAAGAACTTGGTAATAATCCTCGAAAATATAGTCCAATAATTGTTCCTAACACAGTATCCGTACAATATTTAGTCATTGGTGGCGGTGGCGGAGGTGCTGGCACAGGAAATACAGATTTTGGCGGTGGCGGCGGAGGTGGTGCAGGAGGTTATAGAAATTCATACTCCTCAGAAAACTCAGGAAGAAACTCTTCTACTGAAACTCCGTTAAAAGTAAATACCAACACAGACATAACAGTTACCGTAGGAGCTGGATCGTCAGGAAATGCAAACTCTGCAAGTCGTGGATCTAGTTCAGTTTTTGGATCTGTTACATCTTTTGGTGGCGGTGGAGGAGCACGAGCGTTTAATGGATCAGGATCACAAGCTGATGGAGGTTGTGGCAGTGGTGGTGGCTACAACTCAGGAGATAGAGGTTTAGGAGTTGCAGGACAGGGATCAGACGGTAGGCAGCCGCCTAGTTCTGATGATCGTCAGGGAGGAGGCGGCGGAGGAGCAGGCGATACTTCTCCTAGTGCATCCGTAGGTGGTGTAAATGGTTTATCTTCTTCAATTACAGGATCTGCAGTAACAAGAGCAGGTGGAGGCGGCGGAGGCCGAGGAAATGGTAATGGAGAAGCTGGCGGTGGCTCCGGAGGCGGAGGTACAGGAGGCGACTTTAATACGGCAGCGACTGCAGGTACAACTAATACAGGATCAGGTGGAGGTGGTCGTGGAGCAAATAATGCAGAAACTCTAGGAGCAAATGGAGGATCAGGAATTGTTATTATAAGATTTGCAAATACTATAACATGTACAGTAGGATCAGGACTTACCTCTTCTAGTAGTTCAGATGGTAGTGATACAATAATACAATTTACAGCAGGTACGGGTACGGTGAGTTTTTCATAATGGCACATTACGCATTTTTAAATAGTGAATCGATAGTAGTTGAAGTAATTGTTGGTGTAGATGAAGATACAGACGGTATAGATTGGGAACAACATTACGGTAACTTCAGAGGACAAACTTGTAAAAGGACTTCTTATAATACAATAGGTAATGAACACTTATCAGGTGGAACTGCATACAGAGGAAATTTCGCAAGTATAGGTTATACTTATGATGAAACAAATGATGTTTTTATACCACCTAAACCAGCGGATAATTACACATTAAACACAAATACTTGGTTATGGGAAGAAAATGAGTAATACAGGAATATTTAGTCCAAAAGATATTAATGATCTAACCTCCTTTGGACAATGGTCAGGAATGGCAGGACAATTAGAATTAATTGAAACACAATCTTTTGCCATACCTGTTTCGGTAGTAGATTTTTTAAATATAAAAGAGGATCAATATAATGTTCACTTTATAACTTTAAATACTATGAAATCAGAGGGAGATAATCAAGAAGTAATAAATTTTAGATTTTATGAAAATGGTGTGTTAGAGGACGGAAGTAATACATACGAAAGAGCAAGACAAACTTTTTCAAATATTCCATCACAAAATTTCTCGGAAAGTAGAACTACAAGCGATTCAAGAATTGGTACATGCTTTGGAACAGGAAACGCAACGGGTGAGGGTATGGGCGGATATGCCTACTTTTACAACTTAGGCGATAAAACAAAATATAGTTTTTGTACCGCGCAAGTAACAGGATTAAGTAATGACGCGCATTATATGGGTAGTTTTGGCTCATATATGATGAAACAAACAAGTGTAGTTGACGGGATAAGGGTTTATAAAAATAGTGGAAATTACTCTAATTTTGATATTAGTTTGTATGGCATAAGGTTTTCTTCATAATGCCTACTTCATTTCAATTTATTAAATCTGTAAAAACAAACAATTCTGTTACAAGTGTGGACATGACAGATGTTTTTACTACTAAATATGATATGTATTTATTAACATTTTCAGAATTAGATATCAATGGTGCAGGTGCAGAAAATATAGATTTAAGATTATTGGATAGTAGTGGAAGTGCGATCACGGCAAGTGAATATGATTATGCTAGTTTGCAACTTAGATATGGATCTTCTTTCACACAAGATAGAGCAACAGGACAAGCACAGTTTCTTATGGGTGCGGGATATGTTGACGCAACAAGTGTTGGTGCAGGTAGTGTAGTAGCTTACTTTTATTCGCCAGCTAGTGCCTCTTATACTTTTTTTCAACATCAACAAGTAAATACCTCTAGTCATAGTGGTCAAAAATATATAGGTGTACATAAATCTGCTGAAGTAATCACAGGAATACAAATAAGAGTCGATAGTGGTACTATTGACAGATTTGGTGCAAGTATGTATGGAGTTTTGTAATGGCTGAAAAAGGTAAATTAATTAAGATACAAGAAACAAACGTTAGTTCTGCAACAGCTGTTGTTTCACTAACAGGGATTGACACTACTTATAGTGTTTATGTTTGTAGGGTAAGTGAAGTAGCACCAGACGCTACTGATAAAAATTTATATATGAGAGTTACCAAAAGTGGTAGCCCGGACTCAACTTCTAATTATGACAGTTCAATTTATGCTTTGCGTTCTGATACAACATTTAGTACTGCACAATTTACAAATGGTCAACATTGGAAAACATCTAATTATGCAAGTAGCACAGGCACAGGTCAAACAATGCAGGGATTATTTTATTTGTTTAATTTTCCTCTTGCTGATTACAGTTATATAACAAATGAAACTACTAGTGTTACAGGTGGAAATCTGTTAATTGGTGGACAGGGTGGCGGTGTTCATACTGTACAATCCGCAAGTGATGGTATATCTTTTCATTTTTCTTCAGATAATATAGCTAGTGGCAATTTTGTTTTGTATGGTCTGAAAAGAGATTAATGTTTAAAGAAGTAAGTATAAGAAATATATAGTAAGATAGGAGAACAATGGCAATAAAAACAATAGAACAGTTTAGAACTGAAGCTACTTCAGAGATTAATGCTGCTAAGCCTATGAAAGCACAAGTAAATAATCAAGTAAGGGAATTTACTGATGCAGAATACGAGACAGCGATTGAAGATTTAGCTCAATCTAAATTAGATGAACAAAACAACGGATATAAAAGATCACGTACAGAATCTTATGGATCATGGAACGATCAATTAGATGCGCTGTGGCATGACATAGATCAAGGCAAACTAGATAAAACAGGATCGTGGTATAAAGCCGTTAAACAAGTCAAAGACGATAATCCTAAACCAAGCTAGAATATACTGAATAAAGGGTATATACTACATATAGTATGGATTCTTTAGAAGAATTTCAAAATAAACATGGGCGAAATACAGGGCAATTTGCATCTCAACGCTATATCCTAGATAATTCTGAAGCTCGATCTATTTTTATTAAAATAGCAGAAGAAGCTAAAGAAAAGTTTATATCAGATACTATTGCTGCTCAATACTTAGTGTTACACTTTGAACACTTTAAACATCTAAGTTACAACACAGTAAGACGATATTTCAGGGATTATAGAGATGGACTCCTCAAATAACTTAGAAAACTTCAAAGAGTCTGTTTATGACAGATCTCCTTATAAAAAGAAAAAACGTGTACATCCACAGGGATTTGAGCCATCAGGTTACTTTTCAGAGGAAAAACAATCAGGAGAGATCGTCTCTTCTCCACAGAAATCAAACAATATTGATTGGAATGAACAATTAGAATCATACTTTGGTAAAGATGCACATAAATATCAAGTAGTTCCGGGCACCGCAGAAATACGGTTTTGGGATAATAATATGGGCTCAGGCAACGTAGAAAGATTCTATTATTTTAAAGCAAAGATCGTATCTTCTAAGAAATTCATGGAAGATGAAGATTTTAAGAAACTACTAAATCAAACTAAGAAAATTAAGATTCCTAAGAAAAAAACTAAGTTAAAGAAAGGTAAAGTCTATACAGTATGTATCTCTGATCTTCAGATCGGTAAAGAGGGTACGGAACAAACAGTAGAAAGATGGATGGACTCTATTCCTAAGATTAAAGATGAAATAAGAGAGATTAGAAAGACGGAGCCAATAGATCAGTTATTATTAGCAGGATTAGGCGATATAGTTGAAGGCTGCACGGGATTTTATCCGATGCAAGAATCATCAATAATCTTGGATCACAGGCAACAACAAAAGGTAGCTAGGAGAATGGTTTATACCTTAATGAAAGAGTTAGTTCCTATGTTTGATAAAACAATAGCAGCTTTTATAGCCGGGAATCACGGCGAATATCGTAAGAACGGTAAAGCTTATACCTCATTCGGCGACAATAAGGACGTAATGTTATTAGAAGAACTTGCAGAAATATTTAAAGAATCTCCGGATTATAAAAAGAAAATAGACTTTCTTGTACCTGAAAACGATCTAAGTATGACGTTTGAGTTACAAGATACGATCATAACTCTAGCACATGGGCATCAAATGCGTAGCGGTGGGACAAATCATCAAGCAAAATCTAAGAATTGGTTAGCAAATCAATCACTTGCAAGATCTATGGTTGCAGATACAGATGTATTACTTATGGGACATTTTCATACATTTTCAGTATTTGATGCAGGAGGATCAAGACTTATTGCAACTGCACCTAGTTTAGACTCAGGATCACAATGGTTTGACAATGTTTACGGTGGTAATTCTAGTTCAGGAATCTTAACATTAGTTTTGGGTGGAGAAGAGAAATGGAGTAAAATTAACGTTATCAGGTAAATTATGAAACTTGAAGTATTAAGATTTAACAGTTCTGATGATTTCACAAATGGAATCCTCTTTGATGTGTCCAACAACAAACGAGAATTTCTTGCATATACCTTAGAAGATCAAGAACAAACAACGAAAGTATGGGGCGAGACGCGAATCCCATCAGGCAAGTACAACTTATCATTAAGAAAAGAAGGCGGCTTTCACACGCGCTACCTTAGTAAATTTAGTAATCATATTGGCATGATCCATGTTGATAATGTCAAAGGATTCAAATACGTGCTTTGGCACATCGGCAATGACGATGACGATACGGCGGGCTGCCTTTTACTAGGAAAAACTTCACAAGATAATTTTATCGGTAGAAGTACGGATGCTTATAAGGAGGTTTACAAACGTGTAGCTCCTGTTATTGAATCCGGAGAGGAAGTAACAGTTACTTATATTGATTACGATGGAGACATGGTATCTAATAAATCTACTGATTATATTCCTCCGTCTGATAATTCTGTACTTGAAGAACTACAACAGGTAAAAGCAGAAATGAGTGCTCTCAGGAAAGCTTTAATCTTAAAAGGACTTCAAGCTCAATAAATCAATAGGAGAAATCTATGAAAAATAAACAATATTGGTTGTTCGTTTTGAATAAGGCGTTTAGAACAGGTTTACAATCTGCTATCAGTTTGTATCTTGCAAATTCCACAGGAATAATAGACGCACAAGTTATGGAGCTAGTGGGCGTTGCATTTTTGACAAGTGCCCTTAGCGTTCTTCAGAATGGGCTCGAACAATATAAACCAAAGCAAACCTTTGAGGATGCTTGAGTAAAACTTGGTTACAATTCAAACTAGATCTACGTAATTTGTTGAAGATCTTCTATTACGAGATGTTTGATTTCATCAAGTATATGAATAGTAAAAATAATAAACTTTTACTAGAATTAGAGGAAGAACTTAAAGGGATCTAGCAATAGACTTTTTAGGATCTTAAATTAAAAAGAGGAGATTTTGAAATCTCCTCTTTTTGTGTTTCTGAAAGGTATTGGAGGTTGAAACCAATCGCACGTACACGATAAGGGAGCCGATACCTTAAAAAAACACTTATATTATATAACATACCTTTGACAAAATTTTTCTAAAATCAATGACAAAATTTTAATCATGTAGTAATCTTATATATAGGAGGTTGAAATGAGTAATATATTATTCTTTCAAGACATAGTAGAAAAGAACAAATTAAAAGGTTTGACTCTTAATTGTCTATGTTGTGAAGAAACTATTAAATTCGATGGTAGTGAAAATGTTTTAGATGAGGTTTACTTTTGTGAACATTGTCATTATCCAATAAATTTCTAAGGAGGTTGATATGAAACTTAAAATGAGTTCTACAACGTGGTCTATACCTTATGATGATGAATTATATTTTATCAACTTAGAAGAAGATATAGAGGATAATTTAATTGACATATCTAAAGATGATATAGATTCTTTCTTTAACAAAAAGAATTTTAATTGGGATCACACAAATCATTGGAAACCTGATAAACATTGTATTTTCAGTATTGATAATCAAAAAGATGTTTTAATTATGGATTTTATATTAAAAGAAATTGATTACGGTATTGATAGAGATTGGTTTGATATTGTTACTTGTTGGAGAGAAAACGAGGATCAAGAATATAAACATATTTTACAAAAAGGTAAAAAGGAACACAAAAGTCTAGTAAGTAAGTTAAAGTCATATAAAAGGAGGTTGAAATGACAGATACAGAAAAAGTAAAAGAAATAGAACTTTGGTGTGAAAGATATCACAATGGAGATGTAAATGTTTTAGAGTTTACATTTAAGGTATCAAAACTTATAACAAAGTTACAAAGTAAATTTATAAAAAACAAATATTAAAGGAGGTTGAAATGATGATTCAAGAATGGTTTTATCTATTTCTTGTAATGTATGGATTCATTAGTTTGATATTTACATTTTGTTATATATCTTTATGGATCACAGAAAAAAGACTAGAGGATAAATCTGATTTTGTAACTAGGTTACAAAAAGGAGAGATTCTCGACAAAAACAATATCTTCTGATGTTTGAGAACAAAATACCAAACAAATTTGTTTGGACGTATAAGTTCTTATATTGGAATGTGGAACACAGTTATATCCATTTCTATACAATAGACACAAACAGAGGATTCAAATACGCGGAGAATATCGCGTGGGGTAATGCAACTTTTGATGGTTGTACGACTATGAAATATCTAGGAAAAAATAAGGAGGTAAAGAATGGATCTTAAAGACTACATAAAAGTAGATGATCTAATTAAAAGAATGAATGAGGAATATCCGGAGGGGAGACTAATTACAGAATTAGTAAATCAAATTGGAGATCTAGTTGTGTTTAAGGCAACTTTCTACAATGGAGATTCTGATCCTATCTGTACAGGACACGGTGCAGAAAAGATAGTAAGAGATAAGAAACTAGAAAAGGCAGAATCGGTCGCACGAGGACGTTGTTTGAGGGTTTTATTCTCTGAAAAACCATTATACGAAGAGATGGAGGATATTGTACAAAACAACTCAGAAACGTCTAAAAAGCCGCAGAATACTGCAAATAAACCGCGTAAGGACGTTAAATACAAGTATGAGGGGTACACAAACGAGAAAACTCCACTAGATCAGAAATTAGAAGATGCAGGAGTAGAGGTTAATGATGTGTCTGAATCAAAACAGCACATTATGAACAATATCAAAGATTATGCACTTACCGTAACCGGTAATGATCTTGATAAAGCTAGAACGTTTACTGCACAAGCATTGGGAGAAATGAATATTAGTAAACATGATGTATCGATAAACAACATGCAAAGTATCAAGAATAAAATATCTGATCTTGTAAACTTATCAACATTAGATAATGATAAGGGAGAGTGATGTCTTGGATACAAGTCGATGTATCTTTGTTAAGGAATCCTAAGTTAGTTCAATTCGCTAAGATGAATAAATTATCTCAAATGGAATCAATAGGAGCATTAGTAAAACTTTGGGCATATTCTTTTGAATATGGAAAGAAACCGGGCTTTATTCCTCATCCTGAACTATGTAAAGACTTAGTTTGGGATGGTAAGGATCTCCTAAAAAGTATGATTGATTCAGGTTTCATTGATAAAAAGAAATCAGGATATTATGTTCACGATTGGGAGGATAAGTATTCACAACTAGATAAATACAGGAAGATGAATGCACAAAGACAAAAAGAATACAGACAGAGAAAAAAGATGGATGAATCTAATAAGAAGTACAAAGATCTTCAAAAGAAGTTACATCCTGAAATAAAAGATGAGATTAAGTAATGTTACGTGTTACAACGGTGTTACAACACATGATATTACAAAGTAGAGTAGAGAAGAGTAGAGAAAAGAATATAATATATAAAAATAGGAGGTTGAAAATTGTTAGTTTTATATAAAGAATTGACAAATTTACAGAAAGTAAGAGCGGTTTTAGAAATGGAGGGAGAGATTTGTTCTCTTGATCCGTCTGTAAGTCGTGTAAGACAACAAGTATATTTATTACAAAAAGAAGAAAATTTTGTAATTTATAAAGAGAATTGTAATTGTGTAGAGGGAATGATGAAAGCTACACTTAATAATGATGGTACTCCACGTAAACATCAAAAATATGTACATGAGTGGGCATTATGAAAACATATACAATAATGGTTATTTTACAAAAGGATTATAAAGTAAAAGACATTCAACAAGCAAATAAAATGTTTCAACAAGATAAATCGTTGTTTCATCCTAAATGGAAAATTAAGAATGAAATGTTTGTAAAACAAGAAGCTAAACAAGAAGAAGAATGATTGATCTTCTTTTAGGTTGTAGTTTATTATCTCAGGTTAGTTTCACTATAAATGAAATTAACGACATTCCTCTAGTGGTTGAGCAATGTGAGATAGTAGAAGAGGTGCAAGAGTGGATTCCGCTAACAAATATCCATTTTAAACAGGAGTCCGCTTTTGCATTAGTAGTTATGTATTGTGAGAGTTCAGGATATTCAAAAGCTACCGGTGTAAATAAAGATGGATCAAGAGATCAGGGTTTATTTCAATTTAATGAACGGACAGAACGTTGGTTAGAAAAAGATATATATAAAAAGGATTTAGATATGTATGATCCTGAAACAAACGTAAAAGCTGCTAGATGGTTGTCTTATTATGATGGATGGCATCATTGGAATAGTTCCAAACATTGTTGGGGTAGATATGAGTCTTACTAGATATTTATGTTTGGAGTGTGATATGTGGAAGAAAAGAGGAACAATATTTAGAGGTTTTAGATTTATTTGTTCGGATTGTGATGTTACTTATTGGATAGAACAGAAGAGATGGTCTAACGATGGGAGAGTATATTATGCAAATATCAGTACAAAAAGTACCGAAGAACGTTTATAGTGATTGGATTTTAAACAAACACTATGCAAAAAGAATGTGTCAAGTATCACATGCTTACGGTCTTTATATTGATGGAATAATATCAGGTGTTGTTACTTACGGAATGTCCCCATCTGCTACGTTAGCTGCATCAATAGCAGGAGATGAATATAAATCTATTGTTTATGAACTAAATAGGTTGATTACAGAAAATAACCTACCAAAAAACGTTTTATCTACTTTTGTGTCTAAAACATTTAAGCTATTACCAAAACCATCAATTATTGTTAGTTTCGCTGATCCAAATAGTGGCCATCATGGATATATTTATCAGGCAACTAATTTTATTTATACAGGAATCTCATCAAACACAACTCAATATCGTTATCCTGATGGTAAAGAGTTTCATTTTAAGAATTTTAGACATAAGAAACATAGTTCTTCTTTTAAAAAGCAATTAGGAAAACCTGATGTAAGTAATCAAGACATAATAGAATTTTATGATCTACAAAAAGTAAATATTCAGGGTAAACATAGATATATATACATCATTGGATCTAAAACAGAAAAAAAGAACATTATGAAAAATTTTCGTTTAGAGATACTAAAATATCCTAAAGGAGAAAATAAAAATTACGAAGTTGATTTTGACGAAATGGATAAACAACTAAATTTATTCGGTTAGGGAGGTTGAAATGTCGGATAGAAGTAAAATTAGAGAAATATTGATAAGAAATCAAGATACTTGGGTATGTAGTTCTGTGTTCTTACGTGAACACTTTATAAAGGACTATGCACAAAGGATCTCAGAGATTAGAACTGAAAAAGTAAATGGTTTTAATGTTGATATACAGGGCAAGACTTGTGATATGCACAATCATAAACAACACATGTATAAATTATCAATAGTCGCACCAAATTATGAACGCAGTACCTTATTCTGATGATATAAATCGAGGATTTGAAGTTGTAAAAACACATCTTACAAATCGAGGTTTATGGAACAGAATTTCACAAAAAAAAGAGTTAGATCCTATAAGAGATCATCATATTTTCTTCGATCATTATGGAGGAGTAGAGTTTACTCTTCATGTTAAAAATATAGAATCTAAATGGTCGATAGTTTATACAAGAAGAGATCTATTTAACGTATTGACAGAGACTCCGGTCTCAAATCAAGTTTTATGGGGTATAAGCTATGATGACTTACTAAATATTTTATTTAGTGTTTATGAAGAACTTATAAAAGAAGAAGATAAGTTATTAGCTCAAGCAATAAGGGAATCGGAATACAGAAAAGCTGCGAAGAAAATGCATTACGATTTCGATGAAGATTAAACCTAATCAAAAAGTAAGATTTGTAGAAGCTGGCACAGATTTTTTAGTTCCCGAATCACAAGATATTATATGGAGATATGGAGTTGTTCATATCGTACTTAAAAGAAGTTGTATCATTATTGAAGATGAAACAAAAGATAGACTCAAAATTTCAAAATATCTGATCTTTCCTGTACATTAGAAACATGGCAGAAAATAATGGGATGACTACAAAAGAATTAATAATGATGGTAATTGAAGGCCAACAAGAGATTAACAGGCGTATTGATGAATTGCATGAAAAAACAAATTCCAAATTATCTAAAACAGAGTTTTTTAGTTACATGGGTATAATCATTTCTTTTTCTGTGTTACTACAAACAATGATGTAATGGAGGTTTTCATGGAGGGCTGTTGTATGGCTTGTCCAAACGGTTGTGGAGATAAGTAATTGGATGAAACACTTTTTATCGTGTTTATCTTTTTTATTGCTGCTCTATCCTATTCATTACGCGTTCGCTAACGAAGAGGATCAAACAACTACTACAACTACAACTTCAACAACTACTACAACTATTGTTGGAGAAGTTCAGGAAATAGAAACTTTTGATGGTACTACTACTACCACAAGTACAACTTTGCCCGAAGAAGAAACAGAAAACACAACAACAACTACTACCACGACTACGACTACTACGATCCCCGAAAATACTTCAACGACTACAACTACTACTGTGCCTGAAACTTGGGAACAATCAACAGATATAGTTTTACCTGAAGATGAATTAGATATAAATGGTAATGAAATAGAAAATAATATAGAGATAGACAATATTCATAGTGATCCTGATAATATTTGGTCTTGTTGTGGTATGACGGATTTTCACATGAATTTACACTATCAACAACATGGTAATGATAGTAATAATTATACTTTTGATCTACCTGATGATCACGACATTTACGAAGTAGGTTTCCGTATCGGAGCTTTAAATAATGATGGAACAGTTACTTATACGCATACAGACGAAACCACACAGGTAAATGTATTAGAGGGACAAGATAATTCAAACGTTCAAACTATGTTCGAGGATGTTATATACAATATATACGACACATTAGAAACGTTTATAGATAGTTTTACAATTGCCATTAATGATTGGTCTTTGTTAGATGATATAAGTTTTAAATATGTAACAACTACTACTACAACTACTACTACAACAACTACTACTACAACTATTTATATTCCTCCTCCTCCTCCTGAGCCAGAAAAGGTCGAAGTTATTATGGATGATGGAAGTAAATCTGAGTACGAAACTTATGAGGTCGAAGATGGAACAGTTGATCGAGATAATCAAAGAAATACAAATCAAGATATATACGGTTGCTATATGACAGATGAACAAATTGAACGCGGAGATTGTATAATAGAAACAGATGAAGAAGAACACGATACCGAAAAAGAGTTTTACGAAGATGATTCTATGGTATCTGAATTGGAGTTTGATGATGAAGATAAAAATTTGGAAGATGAATTTGAAGAATTATCAGAAGAAGAGATCATTGAACTTGAAAAACAAATGGAGATCGATGATAAGAAAGTTGAACTTGAAGAAGAGATTGAAATACTTGAATTTGAAACTGAAGAGGAATTTGAGGAATTTGTCGAAACAATACTCGAAGTAGAGGAGTTTTTAGAAGAATTTGACGATTTTGAGGAAGAAATCATCATAATTGAAGTTCCTGAAGATATTGAAATAATCATTGAAGATCAGGAAATTGAAGAAGAAATAGTCATTGTTGAGGAAATAGAAGAGGAGATCCTAGAAGAAATACTTCCGGAAGAGATAACAAAAGAAGAATTTGAAGAGATTAAAGAAAAAGATATACAGGATCTTACTGAAGAAGAACAAGAAATAATAGTTGATATTGTAGAAGAAATTATTGAAGAAGTCGTCAATATTGAGGTTTTAGAAGAAGAAATAGAAATACTTGAAGAAGAAGAGTTAGAAGAACTAACAGTAGAAGAACAAGAGATCTACGAAGAAGAATTAGAAGAAAAAGTAGAAGAGTTCGTTGAAACATTGGAAACTGAGGAACTTGTAACAGTTGTTGAACAGGTATCAGAGATTGGAGTTCAATCCTTAGAATCTGCTGATATACAAACAATAAAGGTTGTTCAGGCAGTAGTTACTGAGATCACAGACACAGAAACAGTTGAAGAATTAACAGAGGAACAGGTAGAAACAGTTGCAGAGGTTTTAGGTTTTGAAGAAACTGAAGATGTAAAAATAATATCTGAGATATTAGAAGATGAAGAAAATACCGTTGTAAAAGAAGCAGTCGAAGAGTATGTCGAAAGAAGTATAGAGAACGGAAAAGATTCTTTGATGCCATACACTTTGGCAGATAGTATCGTGGAAGTACAGGTTGAACAGTTTCTTGAAAATCCTATTCAAAGTTTGGTAAATGTAGATATATCAGATATAACTATTAAGGATATTAATTCAGGAATGACACAGGATCAGAGAGAGAAATCTCAGGAGGTTGTGATTCCTACAATTTTGGTAAGAATAGCATCTATGTTTAGTATGGCTTACAGGAGAGAGATTTGATAGAAAAGATATGGAAATGGTTTATTGAGGCCATTAGAGAGACAGTAGGTCTTAGCTGGACGCTCGTTGGTCTAATAATTTCTTATTTTACTTTGACAGGGGCTGCACAAAGAATTACAGGATTAGGTATTGTAATTACATTAGCTATATGGTTACTTACGATAAACTTCAGAAAGAATGGCTAATTGTACAATCTATCTAAAAGAGGACGGATCTTTCGTTCAATTATGTAACTGCAAATACGGCAGTGAACATTGTAAAAAAAGATAATACGATATAATAAATCATGGATTATTTAGATAAAATG